TATGGTATACCTGAAGACGAGGCACTTGAAAAAGTGCATGAGTTTAATCAAACAGGTGCATTAGGTTTTATACCAGCATTTAAAGATAGTGTAGAATATGTAACAAGACTAGCAAGAGAAGGCTGGCGATTTGATGTTGTTACTATGATAGGTAAAGATAAGTATGCTCATAGATTAAGAACGATAAACTTACAACATTTATTTGGTGATGTATTTGATGATATATATTGTGCAGGTGATTTTACAAAACCTAAAAAAGAAATACTACAAAAATATTCAAACACAAATTATATGTGGATTGAGGACAGAATTGATTATGCAAAAGACGGACAAGAAGTAGGATTAAAAACTTATTTAATGGACTGGCCATACAATCGTGAGGGTTGGATTGGACCAAGAGTAAAAAGTTGGAAGGACATTTATGACGCCACACATAGAAGCTAAAAAAGGAGATTACTCCGATATTGTATTGTTACCTGGTGACCCATTAAGGGCAAAATGGATTGCTGATACTTACCTTGATGAAGTAAAACAAGTTAATAGTGTTAGAAACATGTTAGGTTTTACTGGTTACTTACATTGGAATGATACCAAAAGACTTGTATCCGTTCAAGGGGGTGGTATGGGAATGGCTTCCAACGCCATCTATATACATGAACTCTATAATATCTATGGTGTAGAAACCATTATTAGAGTAGGTAGTTGTGGTGGTATTCGTGAAGATGTAAATGTTGGTGATATAGTTGTAGCTTCTTCAGCTCATACAGATAATGCAATGACAAGTAAATTTTTTAATGGCACATTTTGTCCATCAGCTACAGAGCATTTATTAAGAAGATACATGGAGTTATATTCATCTATCGCATATGCAGGTCCTATTATATCAAGTGATTGGTTTTATAATCCAAATGAAAACTGGTGGAAAGAACAACAGAAATTAGGCACACTTGCAGTTGAAATGGAAACACATATACTATATGCGTTAGCACACAAGTTTAACAAAGACGCATTATCAATTTGTACGGTTGCAGACCATTTAAGTAAACCAGAAGTAAACATGACATCAAAACAAAGAGAAACAGGTTTTGATAGAATGATGAAAAGTATATTTAATAGTTTATTATGTTAGTATTCATCACACCAAAATTAGATAATAAGAGAATACCTTACTCTTACAGAGCAAGAGCTACCATACCGTCTGCTAATATTAAAGATAGTAGAGTTACAGATGATATATCATCTTTAAAACCTGATGACATTGCAGTATTTGGTAAAAAACACACAAAAGAAGACGCTGAATATTGCATATCAAAAGAAATAAATTATATTGTAGATATTGCTGATGATAAATTTGATATGTTTAAACATTGGCGTTTTACAATACCTAATGCAAATGCTGTTACAACCACTTGCCATAGATTAAGAGAAGTGATACATGAGGAAACTGGTTCAAAATCATATGTGATACCTGACCCTACTGAAAGACCTAGAGGTGAACCAAGATTTGAAGTAAAAGATATTATGAACGCAGTTTATTATGGCTCAGATGGTAATTATTCTAAATTAATGTGGCCTGAAATAAGAGAAGTTTTAAATAGAATTAAAAAAACAAATATTAAAATAATGACTAATAAACCAGAATATCCACCTAAAGCAGCTAAAATATCAAAAAAATATGGTGGTTTTTGGATGACACCTAATAGAAGAAAACAAGTTGAAGATATTGGAATGAAACAACATGATGATTTAATACCTTGGGATTTTGATATACAAGGTAAGTTAGTAGAACAATCAGACTTTGTTGTGTTACCTGTTACAGATGATAGGCACTCTCAATGTAAAGGTAATAATAGACCCATTGACGCATTACAACAAGGCAGAATTGTTTTGACAAATCCTTCAATACCTAGTTATGAAGATTTAGAAGAGGTTTTGTTTATAGACCATTTCTATGAAGCATATACTGACATGATTAATAATCCAAATAAGGTTATAGCAAAAATTAAAAAAGCACAATCTTTAATTGACCAACATTATACACCAAATGCTATTGGTAAAAAATGGGAGCAAGTTTATGAAATTGTTAAGCGTAACGACATATAACAATAAATTATATAAAGAGTATGCTCATAGGTTTGAAAGCACCTATAATTGGGATTTTCCATACACGGTATACAATGAAGATGAAGGTATGATGGATACTATACCAGATTGTAAAGCATTTGTAGAAAGAAATAAAAATAGATTTGATAATAAAGATTTTATAAAAGATTACTGGCAAGATGGTGTAAGATTTTGTTATAAAGTTTATGCATACACACATGCTATTATGAATTACCAAGACCTTGATGGTATCATAGGTATTGACGCAGATAGTGTATTTTATAAAAAGATAGATGAAGATTGGATAAAAAAACATATACATAGAGATAATTGTATGATGACTTATCTTGGCAGACCTAATTATAGTGAATGTGGTTTTTTATATTTTAATATGAAACATCCTGATATTCTACCATATGCAAATAGAATGAAATCATTATACGATACAGATGGCATATATAATTTAAAAGAACAACACGATAGTTTTATATGGGATTATGTTAGAAAAGAGTTTGAGAATAGAGGTACAAAAAATTACAATATAGGAGATGGCAAAATGGGTCATGTTCAAGCAAGGTCAATACTAGGTACGGTATATGACCATACAAAAGGACCAAGAAGAAAGGCTGCTGGCAAATCAGCAGAGTTTAAATTATGATAAACATTTTTATAGGATATGATAGTAAAGAAAGAGTTGCTTATAATGTATTGTCGCATAGTATAATACAAAATAGTACAAAACCTGTTGCAATAACACCTATTGCATTAAATAATTTAAAAGATGATTTTGTTAGAGAAAGAAATGCCTTGTCTTCAACAGAGTTTTCATTTAGTAGATTTATGATACCTCACCTTATGAATTATCAAGGTTGGGCATTGTTTATGGATTGTGATATGTTAATGTTTGAAGATATATCTAAACTATGGCGAATGAGAGATGATAGTAAGGCTATTCAAGTCTGTAAACACGATTACACACCAAAAGAAAGTAAAAAGTTTTTAGGTCAAGTACAAACTAAATACGAAAAGAAAAATTGGTCTAGTTTTATGT